TGCTTGTCCGAATCACACAACTGTCTGCAACCCGCATGGATGCTGGGTCCGTTCCGTGTGGGGTTCAGTTTGTTCCCCGGTTTGTTCCCCGGTTTTGCTTCGGTACCCCCACTTTCGAGGCTTGCCGGCCCTACTCGTGGCGCCGGGCAGGTGTCGCTCAATCACGTCCGCGCGGATGTCCTCGGCAAGCTCCCGGGCTGCAGCTTTTTCGGTTGGCGCCCCAACTTTCCCGCCAACTTTGGTTGGCTCATGGCGAAGACCCAACGGGGGAGAACACCACTCGTCGCGGGGCTCGCTCGAGCGGGTCAGCAGGGTGGCGATAGTGGATCGCGGCGTTCAGGGCTTCGCCGTGCGGGTGCTGCCCCGGCCAGCGGCACCGGCGCACAGTTGGTGGACTTGTGACGCGGCCGGGTCGGCTGTTTCGGGCTTGCTACTGCGGTTCATGCTGTTTTCCAGTGGAACACGTGGAACAGGTGGAACAACAGGCCTTCTCCCCAGGGAGACTGGGCCTGTTTCGGCTGTTCCCACTGCGTTCCAGCGCGATGGAACACGTGGAACAGGGCGGCCGGCGCCTTGACCACCGGGCAGCGCCTTCGCCACTTCGCGCGTAGGTGTGCTGGTCGGTGGTGTGGCTGGGCCTTCGTGGTCGGTCTGCTGCTGGGGCTTGCCGGTGGCGTGGTGATCGCCCTGGTGGCCGGCTCCGCTGGTGCTTGACGCGCAGTGGGCGACAAGGCGCACGGCTTGACGGTGCTTGTCGCCCAGCTCGACGCCCCGAACCGGCATGACTGGATGGCCTGCCGGCGTCTGCCAGATGTCGCGCCTGTGGGCGAAGGTGGGCGTTCCCTGCGTCGTGACGACACCATCCTCTGTGTCGGGCGTCTCGCTTGGTACCGGCTCCGCTGGTCCTTTCGGTCAGCGAGGTCGCCCGGCATCCCTTCCACCAGACGAGGTTGCCTTGTCCTTCCAGAAGCTCAAACAGTACCTGGCCATCCAGCGCGACGCCAAGCCGTTGAAGAAGGCTGCGCCCCAGCCTGATGCCGGCCGGCTGTCCTTCGGCTCGAAGCCGCTGGTCTTCTTCACCGGCATGCGCCAGGCGCGCGGTGGGGGCAAGAAGTGAGCGTCGAGCGCCTCGAAGCCGCTCGGGCTCGCCTGGCTGTCGCTCTGCGCGCAGGCCAGGACACCGTTCCGCACCGTGCCGCAATCGCCCAGATCGAAGCCCAGATGGCCCGGCAGGACGCCAAGGCTCGGGCCGATGCGGAAGCTGCCGGCCTGGCTGCCGCTGACCGCCTGAACTCCCGCGCTGCCGAGCTGGCCGCGCAGTCCCTCGAAGCCGCCCGCCTGGCGGCGCAACGCATGACGGAGGTCGAATGACCGTGAACATCGAATTCCAGGCGCGCAAGCTCGCCGAGCGCGAGCAGGCCGCCGAGCAGGCTGCGCAAGCCCACAAGCAGGCCTGTGCTGCGGCGGAGGAGCTGCACCAGCGTCAGCGTCGGATCGCCGACGAGGTCATGGCGCTGCGCACCCTGTCGCGCGAGCGGTCGCTCACCGATGCCGAGCTGGGCAAGCTGGCGCTGCTGGGCATGGATGGCGACGACCTGGCGCCGATGGTCGAGCAGGCGGATGCGGAGGCTTGGAGTGCCGCCAGCGCGCTGCAGGCTGCGCAGAGTGCTGTCTCCGCGGCGCGCCAGGAGCTGGACTTGGCGGTGTCCACCGCGGCGATGGCCCAGGCGCGCGAGGAAGTGGTCGCCGTCGAGAAGCAGCTGCTCACCCTCCTGCAGCGCATGTGGGAAGCCCAGCAGCGCATCGACCGCCGTGCCACGTTCTCGACGCTGTGGCACCCGTCCGACCAGCTGCGCCGCTGCGTGTCCTACGCCCAGCCGCCGACGGGGATGTCGGGGTGAACACTGCCGGCAGCTTCAAGCCCGGCCCGGATCCCCGCCGCCGCGCCGGCCGTGCGCCGTCAGGGCGCTCTATCGCTTCGGCCATCCGGTGTTCGATTGGCCGTGACGCGGAGGCCATCTGCCGGCAGGTCCAGGCGCTGGCCCGCGCGGGTGATCCGGCTGCCGTGGCCGCTGCTGCCGTGCTGCTGGCGGCAGTGGTCGATTCTCGTGAGGTCGCCGCTCAGGCTGTTGCCACCCCGGCCTGATCGGTGTGTTCGTGCTCGGCAGGGGCGTCGGTGGGTGGCCGGCGCCCCTGCTGTCGTCATGTGACCAGAAGCAAGAACCCCTCCGCAAGGGAGGGGTTCAGGACCTGACTGGCTCGGTAGGCGTCATCAGGATTTCCGGGATCGGCGATTCGCTGGGGCATCCGCGCTCCCGGTCCGACTTGCATCGGACCTCGCTGCCGGGCACTCTGGCTCCCGTTGTGGCGGACCGAAGTTTACCCACTCTGCCTCGCGCCCGGCCAGCAGAATGCAGTGGTGCAGCCCTCGCGGTCGACTGCGGTGAGGTCGACGGCTGACGGTGCCTCACCGGCCGGCGACACGGGCCCACGGCGCGCGTTCGGCGCCCGGTTGTGGCTACCCCCTTACCTGGTTCGCCGCGAGCCCCCCACGGCCGATCACGCGCGGGCCACGCATGCAACGACTGGCCGGAAGCTGGGCTTCTGCTGGGGAGATGTGGCCGGCGCGTCCTGCCGCCAGACCCGCGCGGCCGGGCGCAGGGTGAAGCGCGGCCCAGTGGGCAGCCTGCGCGGGAGGGTGAGGGTCGACGTGATGCGCCCGGGCGGTGTTGGGACCCGGATCGGGGCTGGCGCCGCCGGGTAGATCGTCCTGATGCCGGTGCGGCGGTGCATGGTCAGGATCGCCTCCGTGAGGTCGCGTGCCAGGGGCAGCTTCATGACGGTCTTCGTGCCGTCGTCGGCCACCCCGATGACCGTGATCGGCCGCAGCCCGGCCCACTTCTGTGGCCTGGCGCCCTTGGCGTTGCGCTGGTGCACCACCTCGCGCTCGCGGTTGTAGCAGCTCACGCAGAGCGTGTGGTCGCGCACCAGCCGCATGGATCCGACCTGGCGGGAGTCGGTGCAGTCGGCCGAGGTGCGACGGCAACGGACGCAGAACAGCCCGTAGCGGCCCTGTTCGCTCGTGCGGGCGGCAGGCGTCGTCTCGCCCGCGTGCAGGGCGCCGATGGGGCAGCCGATGCAGCCGGCGCGGCGTCCAGATGGCCCCGTGCGCTTGCCTTCCGCGAAGGACGCCTTGCAGCTGACCTCCATCATGGTCACCCGGTGGCGGGGGCATTCGAAGACGCGGGCCGGGAAACCCTCGCGGGTGAAGTACGCGACGGCCGGCGGCGATTCCATGGGGCGCTCCTGGGTTGGGTCGCTCCATGCTTGCGTCACAACTTCGGGCTGCAGCGCTGCCGGTGGCTGGCGCGACTGGGGTTGGCCCTCCATGTCCCCGACATGTCACGCGTCACACCGGTGTGACGTTGCCGGCGCGAACGGGTTTCGCCGAGTTTTGCCGAGGGTGCGGCAGCCAGGCGTTTCGAAACAAAGTAAACAGATCCAGGCCGTTGCGAAACAGTTGGCCAGCGCCCAGATCGAACTGGAGAAGTTGCCGATCCGTCATCAGTACGACGCGGTCAGCCTGGCCGACGACCTGCGCAAGATCAGCAGCAGCGTGGCGAAGGCTGGGGCGCTTGGCGCGGCTACGGCCCGCCTGCTTGCAGGAGGCGCCGCAGTGCCAGCCCGGGTGACTGAGCTGATGCTCGATTGAATCAGGGGGTTTCAAGTGATATGGCATCATGAAACCCCTTGATTCACGACGGCAACATGCGCCCGGCCACCTCTCCTGAAGCCCGCAACCGGGTGCTCGAACTTCGTCGCACCCATTCGATCAGCGACGTTGCCAAGCTGACTGGCCTGCCTGTCGGGACGGTCAAGACCATCCTGAGCCGGTCGGGCACCCGGCGCGACAACGAGGCCCTGCGGCGCCTGACGACCCTGCCAGAGCCCCGGGAGGGCGCGAGTAGGTCCCTGGCTGTGCCGGAGGTGCCGGAGCTGAATGAGGTGACCGGGAACTTCGAGATCGACGCGGTGTTGCACCTTCGGAAGTGCATCTCGCTCGGCGATCCGGCGCTGATCGCGAAGTCACTCGAAGCCGTGAGGCGGATCAAGACCCCGCTGACGGAGCTGGGGAAGACCTACAGGGACTGGCTGCTGCGCAACCATCCGGGCGGGGCGCTCGCGGCCGCATTCGGGAGCTTCGGGTTCGCTGACCTGGATGGTCTCGCCAAGGGCGCGCTGGAACGCGCGCAGCGCAAGGCCGACGCCCTGGCGCGCTTCGGTTCGGAGGATGAGCTGTTAAGCGCCACCCCGGCCGAGCAGTTCTGCCTGGACACGCTGCACGGCCTGGAGCGTGAAGACGGGGAATTCTGTATCGACCCCGACAAGGCTGGCGCGCGCTTCCGGGAACACCCCGAGCTGCTGCCGCACACCCTGGCTGACTGCCTGTGGGAGTTGGTGTACTGGCGCCGCCTCTACCTCCTTCGATGCGTGTTTGAAGGCAGCGGCGATGGTCTCGACGAGGTCAATGCCAGACAGGACTTCCTGTTCTCGGAACTGGCGACCATCCGCCCGCGTAGCCGGGAGGAGGCTGTCGCGGTGCTGCGGTTCCTGGCGGAGGAGGACGCCATGGACCGGGCCGGCGTTGACTCCATCCTGCACAACCTGATCCGCTGATCCGGCCGGCCGTCAAGGTGGCTGACGAGATGCGCCGACAGGAGCGCAGAAACGGAAACGGCCCACTCCAGAAGAGTGAGCCGTCTGCGTCCGGACCGAAAAGCTTGCACCCTGAAGGTGGGCCTGTAGACCGGGTAATGGCCTTCGGTCTTTCGTCGGGCACGGCCCGAGGGGGTTTTGACACCGTTCCACCGGCGGGCAACCTGTGCGCTCCTGGAAGCGCCATCGGCTCATCTCGCACCCGCAGCGGGATTGTCGGCGGGCACATGGTGGTGTGCAACCCCCGGTTGCATGGCCGATCACCACTGCGGCGCCCCGGTGTGCTCCAGGCACAAAAGCAAAAGCCCCTCGTGAAAGGGGCTCTTGACCTCGTGTGGATCGGTGGTCACACACCAGGATTTTCCTGGATTGGCGGTTCGCTGGGGCATCCACGCTCCCGGTCCGACTTGCATCGGACCCCGCTGCCTGGCTCACTGGCTCCAGCCGTGGCGAAAGCGAGTTTACCTGCCGCGCTGGCTTACCCGACAAGATCGGGGAACCCTGGGGGCGCCGATCAAGGTAAATCCGCAAAGTCCGCAAAATGCGCGGTTTCGGAACAGAGGCAGATCAGGCTGAACGCTGCAAATCCGCGGGTTTAAGCCGAGTTTCGCCGAGATGGCACGCAATGTTTCGGAACACTTTTCGGTCCAGCCCTCACTGCAGCCGATGCATAGGGCCAGTGTGAACACTCAGGCCGTCGCCCATCAGGCGTTCAGCGTCCGCAATCACCTGTTCATGCGGCACATCGAAGGCCTTGGCGATGGCCTGGGTGCTGTACAGCGGCTGGCCGTCGTCGCCGCAGTAGTCGGGCTCTGGCAGCGGGATGCCGCATTCCGCGGCCATGCGGGCGCAGCAGCCGGGGTCCTGCAGCTCTATGGCATGGATGACGGCGGCATGGGTCTTGGGGTGTTCATCCCCCAGCGTGTCCATGAGGTGGCGCGCCTGAGCGAAGGCCTCGCGGAGGGCCCGCTGCTCTGGCGTCTCTTTTCGTAGCTCATACCAGCGGCTCATAGCCAGCAGGTATGCATCAACCGCCTCGGTGGGCACGCCGCACTCCACGATGGCCAAACGATAGGCCTGCGCCGTCTCTTCCGACGGGTCGCCGTCGCGCAGGCGCTCCGCTGCGGCCCGCAGCTTGTGCGGGTCGATGCTGACAAGCGCCAGCGCGGCCTCCAGGTCGGTCATGGTGTGGGCGGCGTTCAGGGCGGTGATGATCTCTTGGGTGGTGGTCATGGGTCGGTTTGGTTCAGTTGATGACTTGCGATGCCGCAGTGACGCCTGTTTCAGGCCTGCCGCGGCGGTTCATGCGTTGGGGCGGTTTCCGGTGTTGCGGCATGGCCGGCCAATGAGCCGGCATGGGCGTGAATCAACAGAATCAACACCTGCGCAGCATCCGCAACACCGGAAGACGTGCCTGTCTGAGAGTCAGTCACTCATCGGAAAACACCTTCCCGGTGAAGACGTAGACCCATGCCGGGCCGATGCTGGGAAGCCGGACCCTCCTCTGCGCCCTGCCTTCGCTGCCGGCCAGGATCACCCCGGCCTCCACCAGCGTCTTCGCCGCGGCCTTGGGGTCGAACCCGGCGCAGACCTCGCGCTTGAACGCCTCGGGCAACACCAGGAACTGGCGGCCCACGTCCTCGCCATCGCGCCAGAAGCCGGCCCGGTTGACGACGCGCTGCTCGGTGTTGGCGGCCACGTCCTCGAAGCGGCTGGCACCGTGCGACTCGAAGAAGGCGCGCACCTGGTCCAGCAGCGCGCGGTCTTCCCGGGCGCTCGATCCGCCGAAGCCATCCAGCCAGGATGCGAAGCACTTGCCCACAGCATCGAAGGCCTCGCCCCCTCGCCAGCCGGTCAGCCCCAGCGCGGTGGCCAGCTCGCCGGCAGCGGCCACCAGGCCGAAGCGGCGGCACACGCGGATCACCTGCCCGGGGGCGTCCGCCCGGGTGTGCACGGCGACGAACTCGCGCACCAGCTCGCCGGCTTGCTCCGCCAGGCTGGACCGGCCAGCCACCACACGGCGCAGCCACTCGACACCGACGGCACCATGCGCTGCGCTCGCCGCGTCCTTCAGCGCCAGCGACAGGGCCGCGCCGGTGGGGTGGCTGTGCAGCGTCTCGAACGCACCCAGCCCGGCCCCTGCGTCGGCCTCGATGTCGGCCAGGCGCACTTCCTGCCCGGCGTTGGACCGCTTGCCGGCCCGGGCCATCATCGCGGACAGGGATTCCTCGCCGGCCGACAGGAACAGCAGCCGCCAGCGTGCCGGCTGTCGTGCCATGCCGGCCCGGCTCGCCCGGGTCTTGCCCTGCCCGTTCGCCAGCAGGTAGGCGGCATCGCCGGCCTCCCGCGGGTCGCACTGGCTCAGCTCGTCGAGGATCAGCAGGCAGTCGCTGTGCACCGCGGCCAGCCCTTCCAGGCCGTTGGCGGTGGTGCGCCACAGGCGCGGGAAGGTTGCCGGGCTGCCCCACACCGACGCAGCCAGCGCCAGCGCGGTGGACTTGCCCGAGGACGACTTGCCCCGCAGGTGGAAGCCGCCCGAGTCCTCGCCGACCAGGTGGGCCAGCACCGGGGCGAAGGCGCAGGCGATGGCGAACACCATCCGGCTGTTGCCCTGCGCCAGCGCGGCCACTCCGTCGCGCCACTGGTTCACCGTGCCGGCCTGGGCATAAGCGGGTTCCACGGCCGCGGCGCTCTGGAACACCACGGCTTCGGCCTCGGCGCCGATGGCCTCATCGGGCAGCACGAACACCGCGCCCATCCAGCCCAGCCGCTCCACGCAGCGCGCACGCTCGGCCACTGGCCACACCTGCAGGTAGGTGCTCAGCAGGTCGCGGGCTCGCTTCGTTGGCGCCACTTCCAGACCCAGGCGCATCAGCTCGCGGCGCACTTCCAGTCCGTCGCCGGCCAGCAGCTCGGCGGGCACGGCCCAGCGGTGCGGGTGGCCGTCGGCGTCGCGCCAATCCAGCAGCCGGCCCCAGTCGGCCGACTTGGCACCGCGGGTCTTGGCGACGATGCGCAGCGGCGCGCAGATCCACAGCGGGGCCTTGGCGTTGCCGTCCTGGTCGACGCCGGTGAAGTACACCCCGGCCGACTCGCCGGCCTGGGGCTGGTCGATCAGCTCGAAGGAGCCGTGGTCGTGGCGGGCCTGGGGTGGGCGCGCACTCGGCTTGCGCCGGGTGTTGCGGGCGCTGCCGGTGCTGCTGGTCGGGTCTGGCGGAGCATCCAGGACGGCTGCCACGGCGTCGCCCGCCTCGATGCCGGCCAGGGCGAGCAGTTCGGCGCGGATGGCGTTCTCATGCATGGGCTGCGCCCTCCGTGGCCAGCGGTTCGGGGCACTCGTCTCGGCTGGCCCAGATGTCGCACCAGTCCAGGCCCGGCTGCGACGGGATGGCACGGTGCACGCGCAGCCCAGCGAGCAAGGCACGTTCGGCCAGGCACTCGGCCGCTTCCAGGCCAGCCGGGTCGTTGTCGCCACAGATGGCGATGTGGCTGGCTTCCAGCGGCCAGCGCCACGCCGCCAGCGCGCCGGCCGAGTAGGCGGCCACCACGGGCAGGGCCCCGGCCAGCGACGCAGCCAGGGCGGTTTCGATGCCTTCGGCCACGCCGATCAAGCCATCGGCGGTGGGCTCGCCCAGCCGGATCGAGCCGCCCAGCAGCAGACCCGCGGCACGGGTCAGCTTCTTGACCGGTGCGCCGTCGGGCAGGCTGGCTTTGCGACCACGCGGGTCCAGGTAGGTGCGGTGCAGCGCCAGCACGTCGCCGGCCGGGCTGGTGAGGCTCGCCACCAGGGCGGGGAAGGTGCCCAGCTTCTGACCATCGTGCCAGTAGTCCAGCCCGGGGTGAAAGCGCAGGCAGGCCGGCAGCACCTCGGGCAGCGTACGCAGCCGGGCGCGCAGGTAGCGGCCCGCCACGTCGTCGGGCGTCAGCGGCTGGCAGGTGGCCCACAGCCTGGTGTTGCGCTCGGCGTTCTCGGCCCACTGCTGGCGCTGCTGTTCGGCGTGGCGGGCTGCGGCGGCCTCGTGCTCGTGGGCTCGCTGCAGCCGGTCGGATGGGCTCAGGTAGCCGGGGCGGCCGGCCTGCCAGGTGGTGCTGATGCCTTGGCGCTTGCAGCCGTAGCAGCCGCCGTAGCCGTCAGCGAACCACTTCAGCCAGCCGTCGCGGTTGCTGCGCTTGCCGTTGGTCGAGAACCGGACGAACTCGCCCGGCAGCACCCGGTCGGCGGCGGGTGCGTCGCCCAGCTCGGCGCGCACGGCGGCCAGGAAGGCGTGAAGGTGGTCGCTCATGTGGTGGCCCCTTCCAGCGGCAGCGCCAGCTGAACGGCCTGTCGCAGCCCTGCGATGCGCTCCAGCAGCGCCGGCTTCTCCTTGCGGCGCCGGTTCATGGCGCGGCTGGCCAGGCTGGCACGGATGAAGGAGCGCCGTTCGTCTGCTTCGGCCTGGTGCAGCTGCTCGCGCAGCGCGCTGGCGGTGTCGCCACCCGCCATGCCAAAGTGACGCGCCAGCACATTGAAGCACTCCCGCCGATACCAGTTCATGCGCTCGTGCAGCTCGGCGCGCACGCGGGCGACATCCACGCCGAACAGCCAGCCGTTGAGGTGGTCGAGGGGAAGGAACAGCATCTGGCGACGCCTGCCGTCCTCGCCAACCGTTGCCATCATGGCAACGCATGCCATCAGCTCGGGATCACGCTTGATGCGCCGGAACTGAGCAGACCAGTTCAGGCCGAGCGCATCGCAGATGGGCCGAACCGCCACGTAGGGCGCGCCGTCGACCTGCAGCGCCGTCAGGCTCATGCCGTGGAAGGGAACCGCCTGGACGGCAGGCCATGCAGCAGCTTCACCAGCGCCCGCGGCGCCGGCTTTCTTGGTCATGGCCATGGTCAGGCCCTCTTGGGTTCGGTGGTGGTGCCCAGCGCCTCAGCAGCGCGGTGCAACAGGTCGGCGATGACTTCGACGCACTCCACGTCGATGTCGCCCACTGTCAGCCCTTGGGCGCGGTGCATGGCGGCATCGGCGGCCAGGTGGGACGCGGCTTCGCGCAGCTCTTCGATCAGGGCATCGGGCTTCATGCTGCACCCCCTTTCCGCGGTGCGCGGCACTTGCGGTCACTGGGCTGTGGGGCGTCCACCGCAATCGGTGGGCAGTACACCCGCAAGTGTCCTTGGGCCTTCCACATGGCGCGAAGGCTGTTGTGAGCGACAGCCTCAGCCTCGCGGGCCACGTCCGGCCCGGATGCGATCACGCAGCCGTCCTCTGTGACGACAGCCAGCCGGGCGGGCCGTCCATTGAAGGTGACGGTCAACCCTTCATGGATGACGGCGCTGATGACGACGCCCTCGATGGCGCCGGTGGGGGCATCGCCTGGCACGGCGACTGTCCCGCGCGAAACACCTGGCTTGCTGGCGCTCATGCTGCACCCCCTTGCGTCGCACGGGCGGCGCAGGCCGCATCCAACTGGCGCGGGTGGTTGCTGTCCACGTAGTTGCAGCCAACGAACTCGGCCAGGGCGTTGATGTCGTTGGCGCCTTCGCTGGCATGGCGCGCAATGGCCTGCAGCGCCTCGGTGGCGTCGGCCACGCGCGGGCCTGCCGGCCCAGACAGCGCGACCAGCACGCACCGCGCCAGCATCAGGATTTCGGAGAACGATTCATGCGCGAGGCGGTCCATCTCGGTCACGGTGCCGCGCAGCTTGCGGGCCTCATCGGTCGTTGCCGTGGTGCTGGTGGTGTGGCTCATTGAATTCCCCCTTCTTCAGCAGCGGCGCGGCTCTGGATGCCTGCGTCGATTTGTCGCACTTTGACCGCCAGCGCGGCCAGCTCGTTGAGGTCGCCATCGGCGTGAGCGTCAGCCATCATCGAGGCCAGCATCGCCATCGCCAGCATTTCGCTGGGCTGAATCCGCAGCGCGTAGCTGTCGCAGGGGTCATCATGGTGTTGGGCGGCGCTCATGCGGCACCTCCTTCCGTCGTGCTGCTGGCGGTGGGCCCAGCGCCGGCCTTGTCGGCTCGCTCGCTGGCGCGCATCAGCTGCATCGCCAAGTCACGGGCCTGGGTGGCATCCATGCGGGTCGTGAAGATCATCCCGCCGTGCTCGGTGGTGACTCGCACCCGGTCGCCCTCCTGGGCGGCGCGAACGCGCAGGGTCGGCCCGAGGTCGGCTGGACGTGGGGTGGTGGTGCGGCTCATGCTGCACCTCCTTCGGCCTGCATGCCCAGCTCGGCGGCCAGGGCCTCGGGGTCGACATCCCGCGCCAGGACAGCATTCAGGTTCACGTCGAGGAGGTAGTACTCGCCCAGGTCATGCCGGGCGCGTCCCGGGCGGGTGCGGCGCAGGGCCTCGCCCTTTGACGACAGCTTGCGGTTGATGCGAGCCACCAGGGCCTTCACGGTCGGCGTGCTCATGCTGCACCCCCACGGTTCAGGCGGTCACGGGCCACCAGCTCGAAGGCTCGGGCGCGCAGCTCGGCGCGGCGCACGGCACACGCAACGGCACGGCGGGCGAGGATGCGCGCCAGACGGGCGCGGTAGGCGTGGGAAAGGCGGCGCGCCTGGGTGGCGCATGCGGCAGCGGGACTGCCGGCTTTGCGGGTCGTCATGATCTCGGCTCCTACGGGAGACTGAGGACCACCCTTGCCGTTTTGAAGCGGCAGCGGGTGGGGGTGCAGGTGTTCAAAACACGTCCGTAGTCGTGCGGCCATGCTCGCGCGGTGGCCCATCTGCACCCCCGAAACCTTGATGGAATACGGGCGTGACAAAGCCGCACTGACGGGGCGGCTGGCCGCTACGGATAGGGTGTTTTGAAGCACCTGGATGCATTGTGCGCCAGGGTGCCCAGGTGGTGTCAAGCGCGGCAGTGCGTGGTCAAGGTGAATCATGCGACACCCCCTTGAAGCAGTGCCCGCACTGCGGCGCGGTCGCTATCGGTCAGGCTGTACACGCCGAACTCGACGCGGTGTTGATCGCGGTCGAAGCCCTTGCGGCGCTCGCAGGGGATGACCAGGCCGAAACGGTGGCGGATGCGGAGCACCTCATCCGGGCCGTTGCTGGCGCCCACGCAGCGGTCAACCTCTTCCCGGGTCTGCGGGCCGTCCAGCAGCGCCAGCAGCAGGCGCAGGCGGCGGGGCGTCAGGTGGTGGTCGGGTGCTTGAACGTCCGGCCGGGAGTCGGCACAATGCCGCTGCCCGTCGTCTTTCCTGAAGCCCCTACCGCCTGCCAGCGGGGGGGCTTCGTCGTTGTGGGGTGCCGTCGTCATGCTGCCCCCTCAGCCCAGCGAGGCCAGGAAGCGACGCAGCTCGCCAGCGCGGACGCGGGTGCAGCGGGCACCGACGCGCACCAGCACCAGCCGGGCGGCGGCAGCGTGGCGGTACAGACTTGATTCACTCAGGCCAGACAGTGCCGACGCGGTGCGCATGTTCAGCAGCGCATCGGGATCGGCGGCGGCGGCCAGGGGTTGCGGGTTCTGGCGCCGGACTGGCGCGGATGTGATCGGCTCGGGGTGCATGTGCGCTCCACTGGTGAAGTGGCGCTATCGTCCCCGGTGCGCGTGCCAGAAGCGAGTATCGAATCCATTCGACACCCGTACCGAAACTAGCCAGGAGGAGGCCACTTCCCGGGCCATTTCTGGCGCAACTCCTTCGAGTCTCGAACGCCTCCTATCGGGCAGCGGATGGCTGTCTTCAGGCCGAACCACCAGATCCAAACGTGCATGTCACGGACAGGTACAGCAACGGGGACAGTGCGACCCTCCTTACCCTCTACGGACGCCTTCTCGATCAGCATCAGCAAGTCGTCCTGATCCGGATCCCAAGCGTCCATGTCACGGACAGGTATCTCGACGGTGGCAGTGCGACCGGACTTGCCATCTACGTACGCCTTTTCGATCAGCATCGACAAACCGTTCTGATCCGGATCCCGGTAGACAACAAAGCGCTTCAATGCCTTGCGTGCTTTCCCGGTCATGCTTCGGATCACAGACGGGTCGCTGATGCGAAAGTATTCCATCAGCTCTTCATCCGCGAGGTAGGCCTTGCCACGCGTTTTCTTGAAGTGCAGCCGAGCCATGTACACGGCAACATGCTTGGCCGTCTCCTTCCGACGGCCGCCCTTCTTGACCACGATGTACTCGTGCTGGACCTCTTCCATGCATGCTCCCATGCACTCCCGTCGAAGGTGCCGCGCCAGCCAGAGGGAGCGCCTGGGGTTCGGGGATCAGCCTAGGCGCGGCGGGGTGATTGTGGATCAGGTGGTCGGCCGCCTTGTTCTACGTGTTCCATCGCCCTGGAACGCAGTGGGAACAGCCGAAACGGGCCAGGTCTCCCAGGGGAGAAGGCCTGTTGTTCCGCCTGTTCCACCCGTTCCACCGGAAAACAGGTGCGAACCGAAATCACACCGCCCGGAAGGAGTCATTTGCCGTTTTCTGCGGCATTTGAGCGGGGGCAGAGCCAGGGCCTCACGCGAGTACATCCAAATTTCAATTTCAGGTGGAACAGTGGAACATTTCCAGGCCGTCAGATACTCACGCGGCCTTGAACGGCAGCACCTGCGCCCCCTCGCGCAATCGGTCGAGGTAGTCGGCCCATGCCTGCATCATCTGGCGGCGCTGTTCCATGTACTCCGCGCGGTCATAGGCCATGCCCAGCGGGCCGGCCTTGCCGTGGGCAAGCTGCGCCTCGATCACGTCTTGGTGGATGCCGGGCAGCCGCTCGCCGATCAAGGTGCGCGCCATGGCCCGGAAGCCGTGGGCGGTCATCTCGTCATTGGTGTAGCCCATGCGGCGCAGCGCGGCGCGGATGGTGTTCTCGCTCATGCACTCGCCATCCCCCAGCAGCGACGGGAACACGAACCGGCCGCGCCCGGACAGCGGGCGCAGCTCTTCAAGGATGGCCAGGGCCTGCGGCGCCAGGGGCACCATGTGGGGCCGGCCGTTCACCTTGCCGTGCACGGTGCGCTTCATCTTGGCGGCCGGGATCGTCCACAGCGCCGCGTCGGTGTCCAGCTCGCCCCATTCCATGGCGCGGATGTTCCCGGGGCGCTGGAACAGCAGGGCCGACAGCGCCAGCGCTGCCCGGGTGCCAGGATGCCCCGCGTACCCGCTGATGTTGCGCAGCAGGGCCCCCGCGCCGGCCGGGTCGAGTACGGCGGCCATGTGCTTGACCTGCAAGGGCTTCAGGGCACCGGCCAGGTCGGCGGTGGGGTTGCGCTCACACCGGCCCGTTGCCACGCCGTAGCGGAACACCTGCCCGGCGTACTGGCGCAGCTCGTGGGCGGTGTTGTGGGCGCCCCGGGCTTCAGTGCGGCGCAGGGCAGCCAGCAGCACGGGTGCCGACACGTCGGCCAGCGGCAGCGTGCCCAGCCAGGGGAACAGGTCTTTCTCGACCAGGCGCAGCCACTTCTCTGCATAGGACGTGCTCCACCCTCCCGCCTTGGTCTGGTGGAACTCCCGGGCCACGGCTTCGAAGGTGGTGGCGCTGCTGGTGCTGGCGGTGGCTCGCTCAATCTGGCGGGCCTGCACCGGGTTCACCCCGCTTTCGCGGATTCGCCGCGCCTCGTCACGCGCCAGCCGGGCGGCCTTCAGCGGTATCTCGGGGTAGCTGCCCAGCGCCAGGCGGGATTCCTTGCCATCGGGGTAGAACTTCCAGAACCAGCGCTTTGACCCAGCCGGGGACACTTCCAGGTAGAGCCCGGCCGAGTCGGTCAGGCGGCGGCGCTTCGCCTCTGGCGGGCACGCGGCGTTGCGGCAGTCGGCATCGGTCAGCATCAGGGCACCTCGGGCGGCAGCACCGGGGAACGCTCTGCGGGGAACGTTGTTCCCCGGTTGGGCCGTTTGCCCCGGTTTCGTTCCCCGGAATGTTCCCCGGTTTGCGATGCGCTGTCCAGCGTGGACGTGACTGGACGTGACATGAAAAAAGCCCCTAGAGCGTTGATTTCTCTAGGGGCTTGCGCGGTCGTGGGTCTTTGTGACCGGCTTGTGCTTGTCCGAATCACACAACTGTCTGCAACCCGCATGGATGCTGGGTCCGTTCCGTGTGGGGTTCAGTTTGTTCCCCGGTTTGTTCCCCGGTTTTGCTTCGGTACCCCCACTTTCGAGGCTTGCCG